TTATGGAACTATCTGATCGTACTCTTGGAGTACTAAAAAACTTTGCAAACATTAATAGTAATATTGTGTTCCGTGAAGGCAACGAACTGAAGACCATCTCAATGGCAAAGAACATCCTTGCGAAAGCATCACTGGATGAGTCTATACCCAATGAGTTTGGTATTTATGATTTACATGAATTTTTGAACATCATGGGATTGGTTGATAACCCATCTCTGAAGTTCGAAGACAAGCACGTGGTGATCTCTGATTCCACGGGTTTACGTGGTAATAAGTACTTCTTCTCTGACATCGATATGCTATCGTCCCCTACAAAGGATGTTATCATGCCAGAACCAGAAGTGCAGTTTACCTTAGATACGGATACACTAAGTAGATTGAAACGTGCAAGTGCAGTCCTTGGTCATGATCTTATTTCGATTACCCCAAACGGTAAGAGTGGTGGGTCTGTCAAGTTAACTGTAGTTGACAAGGACGATGCAACGTCTAATAGTTTCTTCACTTTTGTTGAAGGAGTTTATGATGAAGGAGTTGATTTCAACTTTGTAATAAACGTTAATAACCTAAAGATAGTCAATGAAGACTTCATGGTGGGTGTATCTTCTAAGAGGATCTCACACTTTGCAAGTAAGCAATCGTCTATTGAATATTTTATCGCACTTGAAGCATCAACTTATGGAGAATAACATGTCAAAACAAGAAGCAAAAAAAGAAGCACCACAGGTAGACGAACGTCTGGCAGTGTTGCAGGATCTCGCAAACCGTGTAGCACGTTCTACTGTAGCAGTAATTGATACAGTTGTACAACGTGGTGGATTTAAGGGAGAAGAACTTTCAACTATTGGGCAGTTGCGTGACCAATCTATCGAGTGTATTCAACTCGTGGAGCAGTTACAAAACGATCAAGGATAGGGATTAGGGGTGTAGCATGAAAACGTATCTAAGTTCCAAGTTACACCCCGTCACTGTCACTTCGACAGAACTACACTATGATGGTTCAATTGCTATCGACTTAGAACTTCTACATGCCGCTGGTATAGAGGAGTTCGAACAAGTCCATTGTTATAATAAGACAAACGGACATCGTTGGATAACATATGCTATCATAGGGGAAGAAGGTGTTGTATCCGTGAATGGTGCAGGTGCACGTTTGGCACATAAGGGTGATGAGATCATCATATGTGCATATAGTGTCTGGAGTGAGTTTGACGCACTGGATCCTAAAATGATCTATCTTGATAGCAACAATAGGATCAAACACATTAATTCCGGCGGGTTCGGAAATAATGAAATCACTTGACAAAACGTTTCATATAATGTACAATGTATATTGTAAGAAACACTTTTAATATTATGGAGTATCTATGCGAGACGAATTTCTCTGGGTCGAAAAGTACCGTCCCCAAAAAGTATCCGAAACTATCCTACCCGATAGTCTCAAGAAAACATTTCAAGCAGTAGTTAACGGTAAGGAATTACCTAACATGCTACTCTCTGGTACCGCAGGTACTGGTAAAACTACAATCGCACGTGCCATGTGCGAAGAACTGGGTCTTGACTATATTGTCATCAACGGTTCTGAAGAGGGTAACATTGATACCCTTCGTGGCAAGATCAAACAGTTTGCTTCGTCCGTCTCCCTCTCAGGCGGTTACAAGGTAGTAATCCTTGACGAAGCAGACTACCTTAATCCTCAATCAACTCAACCCGCACTGCGTGGTTTCATCGAAGAGTTCAGTAAGAACTGTCGGTTTATTCTGACATGTAACTTCAAGAACAAAGTGATCGAACCCCTACACTCTCGTTGTTCTAATTATGAGTTTAACTTCTCTAAGAAAGTTATGGCAGGATTGTGTGGACAGTTTATGTCCCGTGCGGATGAGATACTGAAGGGTGAGGGTGTTGAGTATAACAAAGACACACTTGCACAGTTGATCATGAAACATGCCCCCGACTGGAGACGTGTACTCAATGAGTTGCAACGTCATTCTATTGGTGGTACTCTGAATCTTAGATGTATCATTAGTGACGTTAATGATAACTACAGTGTCCTATTCAAAGCAGTAAAGCAGAAAGACTTCAAGAAGATGCGTGGATGGGTAGTGGAGAATATGGATATGGAACCTGCGTCTATCTTCCGTGGTATATATGATGCCATGAATGAATATGTTGCACCTGCTTCTATCCCACAACTTGTATTGATTCTCGCAGATTATCAATATAAAAATGCGTTCGTGGCAGATCACGAACTTAACTTAGTTGCCTGTATGACAGAGATCATGGCAAACGTAGAGGTGAAATAATGAACCAGAAAGAACTATTCGACAACCTTGAGGTGACAACTGCATCTAAGAAAGCATTGTTAGATAGGATGGGAGAACCAAATATCAACCGTCTTATAGCACAAGTAGAACGTTGGCACGAAGATCGTAATCTGATCGATGGTGCTACTGATAAGGATCAAGTATGTAAGTTGATCCAAGAGGTTGGTGAGTTATCTGATAACGTATGTAAAGAACGTGACGTAGCAGATGATATCGGTGACATCATGGTAGTGCTGATCAACATTGCAAAACGTAATGGGTTACCTCTGGAGCATTGTCTCGCAGTTGCCTATGCTGATATTAAAGATCGAAAAGGAAAGATGGTAGATGGTATTTTCATTAAAGAGGAATAAACCTACCAAGTGGGACTTCGCACACATGAGAACGGCAATGAACTATGCCAATCTTTCTCATGCCAAAAGACTCAAGGTTGGTTGCGTCATTGTAAAAGATCATAGAATTATTTCTATTGGTTACAATGGACAACCCGCAGGATGGGACAACAAGTGCGAACATTTCGATGAGAAGAAAAATGATCTGGTAACATATGATACAGTGATTCATGCGGAATCTAATGCAATCACAAAGGTTGCAATGTCCTCGGAATCATGTTATAATGCTACCATATATACTACTACAGCACCCTGTTTAGATTGTGCTAAACTAATCTATCAGAGTGGTATAAGTAAAGTATATTATAAAACTAAACATTTGAGATGCGATGATGGTATCGTATTTCTACAAAAATCTGGTGTTACATTATGTCAACTGTGAAAAAATTATCACCATTCGACTTTCTGAATTCTATTAATAGTACTAAGAAAGATCTAATGGAAGATCCAGACACTGAGAATCAGTACGTGCCATTCGTGGTTAATCGTAGTCTTTCTTATTTCCCCGATACTGTTGCAATCGCAAATGAGATGAATAAGTATCACCACCTTGATGCTAAGTTACAATATCAATTTCTTATAAATATAGTTAGGAAACGAAAACGTTTCTCTAAATGGATTAAATCTGATTTGGAAAATAATATTGAGAAGGTGAAAGAGTATTATGGTTACAGCATGGATAAAGCACGCCAAGTTATGCCACTACTCTCCACTGATCAACTTAACATAATAATTAATAAGGTGGACAAAGGTGGAAGAAAATAATATCGTGGAATGGAATTCGGGGTTGATGCTTGAGGTTACTCTCGCAGAACCAGATGACTTCCTCAAAGTAAAAGAAACATTAACTCGTATTGGTATTGCCAGTAGACGTGACAACAAACTATTTCAGTCTTGTCATATTCTGCACAAGCAAGGTCGATACTTCATTGTACACTTTAAAGAACTCTTCATGTTAGACGGTAAGAAGTCTAATCTCGAAGACGGTGATGTACAACGTAGGAACACAATCGCAACACTACTACAAGACTGGGGACTCGTGGAGATCCAGAATAAAGAAGTTGCAAAAGAATGTGCACCTATGAGGACTATCAAGATCATTGGTTTCAAAGATAAAGATCAATGGGAACTATGTCCTAAATATAATATAGGTAATAAATGAGTCAGTGGATATTTGAAAAGTTAGCACCTTATGCTATTAAGTTTAGAGAATGGTCTAAGAATAAACTTTGGGTAAAGATTCCTTTATGGATCCTTATTGCATGGATGTTAGGTGTCTTTAATCCTTATTGGTGTGTTTATCCTGTTTGTTGGGTTCAGTAAATATGTTTGGTATATTTGATAATAAAGATGAAGAGATATCAGAGAAGAAACCTTTCTTTGGTAAACTCCCCCTTGATGTAAAAGATGTATATGACTGGAATAAGCATATAGATTTACTCAACACTCATCCAGATAAGTTGGTTGATTCCAACAGTAAAAAATTTAGGATAGGTCTTAACAATTTTCATGATAGACCGTCTGCTCCACAGTTTGCTCGTGATATCGAGCAAGAGATGCAGGATGTATTTTCCCTGCACGGAAACAAAATTACAAACATTGCCTTCACGGGCATTGGAAAGAATTCTGACTCTTACCCTTGGCACGCTGATACCATGGACGTGTTTTTAGTACAAGTTCTGGCATCCGTTGAAATGCGAGTGGAGGGTCATAATAACGATGAACCATTCTGGTTCAATCCAGGCGACTATGTATGGTTGCCTCGTGGGACTCACCATCAAGTGATACCCCACGACAGTCGGGTCAGTTTTTCCTTCGGGGTCGAAGGGGATCCAGATCCAAGTATTTATTTTTAAATTAGTTTGCTTTTAAGATTCTAATTTGTATAAATACTGTCGGATATGCCGAATAGGTCGGGTATCCATTTAACTTGCTATTTAATAGGAGAAAACTATGACTAAAACTTTATTTCCACCACAAACTTTTGTAGGTTTTGAACATCTACTAAACGAACTGGACTTCATCGGTAGGAGTTCTCACGACAACTACCCACCCCATAATATAGTAAAGGTCGCAGAGGGAGAATTCCTCATCGAACTTGCTGTGTCTGGGTTTACGAAGGACGAAATAGAAATTGAACAGAAAGAAAGAACCTTGTCGGTTTCTGGAAAACATGAGAAACGTGATAGAGAATATGTCCATCAAGGAATCTCACAAAAACAGTTCAAACGACAATTCCGACTATCCGAGTACGTAGAAGTAAACGGTGCTTCGCATGTCGATGGCATCCTGTCAGTCAGTCTGAAGGTTGTCGTGCCAGATGAGAAGCGACCACGAAAAATAAGTATTTCATAACTTTTCGTGGAGGAAAATCATGAACCCAAGCAAAACTGTAAAACGCTTCAGTCGAAGTGAGTCAGTTGGGAATGTGATGTTATTAGTTGTTACTATGTTTACCATGGCAATTGCTATAGCACCACTGGTCTAATTGACAATTTTAGAGGGGCGCAAGTCCCTCTAATCTTTAGGATATATAATGAGTATGATTGCTTATCAAATTATAATAAAAGACGATCCAGTCTCTGAAGAATACGCACAGTTATCTCGTGAATCCTTCAAACCATTAACAGACGCAGGTATCCTTGAGATACGTACGTTTGATGCTATAACACCAGACTCCCCCGAATTCGAAGAACATAAGAACAGATACGTCTGGGAGAAGTCTTTGATGGTCGGAGATATGAAAGGGCAAGGTGGCAAAGATCTCCCTATGCATTCTCCAACAGAGATCGCAGGTATGTGTTCTCACTGGGAACTTATGCGTATGCAGTCCGAGACAGAAGAGATGTTCCTTGTACTCGAACACGACACTTGGTATAATGATGATGACATCGAATACTTCAAGAAACTTATTGAGATGGATGCCCTGTATCTAAACATTGGATTGTTTATGGGGTGTTATGGATTTGAACAGCAGACTGCCGAATACCAATATGAGTTGTTATCAAAACGAAAATTCCCAATCAACTGTGGGCCCTACTGTGTTCTCAATAGATTGTTCCAGACATATACTACAAGATACCTACAACTCAAAGAAGTAAAGTATAGGGGAAGGGGAGTAACTGCTGTACACCCATGGCACCATTGTGATACTCTACATCTTGGTTGGGATGTAAGAAAACCATTCAATGAATATGATCCATATAGAGAAACGAATAAATGGTATACACCAACAACCCAAGTCATATCAAAACAATTAAAGGTGACTCAAGAACATCATTCTTACAAGGATGAACACATTGAAGAACCTTGGAAGAGACATAAATTATTTCATATTGTCCCTTGACATTTACTGTCTAACCTGTTATAATGGTCACCATGAAAGATAATATTATAGATTACTGTAACAATCCATACAAAGTTCCTATGTTCACTCATAAGGAATGGCACGACATACGTGCACGTAATACACATTCAGATGATCAGCATACTGGATCTGTTTGGTTTATGGAGCAGGTGAAGGACTATGTCAGTAATCACAAACCCCCGTTACCTATCAAGAGACCGACTATAAATGAGATGTCGGACTCATTCAATAAACTATTAAACAGCAACAGCAAGTCCAATCTCAAGAAGAATCTGGATCCTACTACTGTACGTAATAAGTTTGATGAGAAGGTAGAAGTTAAGTATGCTATGTCATGCGGTCATAACTTCAATGATGTGAGCAATCATTTCCACTGTGACAATCGTTACACTTGTGGTCATGCTACCGCCGCATCATCACAGTATGCGTGGGACAATCCATACTCATCAAGATTTCATTCTATGATGTTGTATCTGTTCCGTGAGTTCAAAGGAGAAACCTCTCCGATTGATGAGCAGAAGTATCGTGCTATGTTCAGACTCTCTGGATATGTTGCTACACAGTTCAAACCATCTGTTGCTAAAACTATATACGAGACCGAAGGTGCGAGGAAAGTAATCGACATCTCTTGTGGATGGGGTGACAGACTTGCAGGTTTCTATACATCTAATAATACCTCAGAGTATCTTGGATGTGATCCCAACACAGAATCATATGAGTTATACAAGAAGCAGTGTGTTGCATACGAAGAGTTATTGCAATCACCATTGTTTCCTGTAGAGACTACCTTCACCGATCATGGTGATTGGTTCGAGGTGACTGGATCTAAGAGGGTACGCATATATAACAAACCTGCCGAAGATATGGACTGGGATAATATATGTGACGGTCAGTATGATCTAATGTTTACTTCACCCCCTTATTTTGGAATCGAGAAGTATGCAGAAGGATCTGCATCCGAAGACGATCAGTCTTGGAAAAGATACAACCAGTACGACCAGTGGAGAGACACATTCTTCTATCCTGTTATGGATGCTATGAAGAAGCACTGCAAGAAAGTTATGATTAATATTGTTGACCCTGTGGTTAATGGTAAACGTAATTATATTGAGAAAGATATCATAGACCGATATGGCATAGACTATGTTGTAGGTATGATGATATCCAAGAGACCAAATTCAAGTGACATGTCAGATCACTACAGAGTAGAGGACGATAAGAAGTTAAACTTTATCGAACCAATATACGTAATAAAACCTTGACATTGCCCCACCTATTTGTTATAATGAAACATTATTGAAGGATTACTTATGGATTTTTACACCAACGTTTCTCGTTATGGAAACAACCTACTGGTACGTGGATACCAGAATGGGCAACCTGCCCAACGCAAAGTTCCGTTTGAACCTACCCTATTCATCCCATCTAAAGTTGGTGGATCCTCTATGTCGTGGGATACTCTGGATGGCAACAAGGTAGAAGCAATCCCCTTCGAGAACATGAAGGAGGCAACCGACTTCTACAAAAGATACGAGCATGTAAGCAACATGTCTATCTACGGCAACACCAACTACATTGCACAATACATCCAAGAGCAATACCCCAACGATATCAAGTTTGACAGATCTCTGATCCGTGTAAACAATCTCGATATTGAGGTCGAGTCCAGTGAAGGATTCCCCGAACCAGATAGGGCAGAGTATCCTGTCATTAGTATTTGTCTCAGACAGAACGATGGCATCTACCGTGTCTGGGGTCTGGAGCACTACGAGAATTCTCGTGACGATGTATTGTTTGTACAGTGTGACTCTGAGCATGACCTACTATCTAAATTCCTTGAGCACTGGAGACATCACTCTCCAGATGTAATCACTGGTTGGAACGTACGGTTCTTCGATATGCCATACCTAATCAACAGGACTCTCAAGATCCTTGGTGACCAACGTGTCAAGCAATGGTCTCCGTGGGGCAACGTCAAAGAACGCACCCTACTTATGAATGGTAAGCAGAACCAGTTCTATAACATCGAAGGCATCGAGGTACTTGACTACCTTGAAGTCTACAAGAAGTTTACATACAACCTACAAGAATCCTACAGACTGGATCACATTGCCCACGTAGAACTTGGAGAGAACAAACTCTCGTATGAGGAGCATGGCAACCTGTTCACTCTGTACAAGGAAGACTACCAGAAGTTCATTGACTACAATATCAAGGACGTGGAGTTGGTTCACAAGATCGATGAGAAGTTAGATCTAATTACTCTGGTACTTACCATGGCATACCGTGGTGGTGTGAACTATACCGACACTCTGGGTACTACTGCTATCTGGGATGCTATCATCTACCGTTTGCTATGTAAGCAGAAGGTTGCGGTGCCACCCAAGGTAGAGAAACCCAAGACTCCATATCCAGGCGGTTACGTTAAAGAACCACAGGTTGGATCTCATGACTGGGTTACCTCGTTCGACTTGAACTCCCTGTATCCTAACATCATTGTACAATACAACATGTCACCCGAAACTGTCATGGACGGGTTCGTTAACAACGTGAGTGTTGATAAGTTTCTTGACGGATCTGCCACTATGAGTGAAGACGGTTACTCTGTCGCACCTACTGGTGTAAGATTCACACACGCACGTGAGGGTGTGATTCCCACGATCATTAAGAAGTATTACTCGGAACGTAGACTCGTGAAGAATGAGATGCTACGTCTGGAGCAAGAGAACCAAAACAATCCTACTAAAGAACTTGAGTACAAGATCACCTCGTTGAACAATCAGCAGATGGCAATCAAGATTCTTATGAACTCACTCTATGGTGCACTGGGTAACAAGTACTTCCGTTACTTTGATCAACGTGTGGCAGAGAGTATCACCCTTGCGGGTCAGTTGGCAATCAAGTGGGCAGAACGTGCCGTCAATGATGAGATGCAGAAAATCCTCAAGACAGACGAAGATTACGTTGTTGCGATTGACACTGACTCCGTTTACATTCGAATGGGTGCACTGGTTGACCAGTTCAACCCCAAAGATCCAGTTAAGTTTCTTGACAAGATCTGTGCAGACCACTTCGAGAAAGTTCTGGTAAAGTCATACGATGGTATGGCAAAAGTTACTGGTGCGTATGATAACCGCATGGAGATGGGACGTGAGGTAATTGCCTCTCGTGGGATCTGGACTGCCAAGAAGAGATACATTCTCAACGTCCACAACAACGAGGGTGTCCAGTACAAAACTCCCAAGTTAAAGATGATGGGTATCGAAGCAATCAAATCCAGTACACCGCAGGTTGTGCGTAATGCATTCAAAGAAACGTTCGGTGTTATCATCAACTCAGATGAGACTGCGACTCAAGCACACATTGCCGACTTCAAGAAAGCATTCAAGAAAATGCCCCCCGAAGATATTTCATTCCCTCGTGGTGTCACCAACATAACCAAGTGGCACAACACCAAGACCGTCTACAGTAAGGGTACCCCGATCCATGTTCGTGGTGCACTCTTGTTTAATAAACAAGTCAAGAAGCAGGGTCTGGGTAAGAGGTTCGAACTGGTCAAGAATGGTGACAAGATTAAATTCTGTTATCTCAAACGACCAAACCCATTACAGGAAAACGTGGTGTCATATCCACTGAACATCCCCAAGGAACTGGGACTACACAAATACATTGACTACGATATGATGTTTACTAAATCCTTCCTCGATCCGATCCAAGTAATTCTGGACGCAGTCGGTTGGGACGCAGAACCCGTAGCATCACTGGAGGACTTTTTCGGATGAGAAAAAGACCACCCATGAAAACTACCAAGAAACAGATTGTGGATTGGTGTGAAAGACATATAGATGAATGTGATTATCCAGTAGATGCCTCAGAGATGGACACACATTGTTTTAGATGTGGTTATGAAAGACCAACTGAACGGGCACATACTGTCCCTTGGTCGAATTATGATTATGATCCCAAGTACGATTCACCACGATACTACAGATTACTTTGTAGTGAATGTCATGCAGAAGCACCCAATGTTATGGAAGAAACTGCAATGGACAAATGGATTATAGAATCGGCAGAAAAATATAATCTTCATAAATTTTATAATACCTACTGGAAACATAGAAATAAAATCGAAGAACTATTCGATAAAACTGGTCAACATGGATTTGAACCAATGAACCAATCAACGAAAGAATGGATTATAGATGAGTTCGTAAAATGGAAAGAAGATAGTCTTGAGAAAGAACTGCTTGACATGTCCGAATGAGTATGATATAATACTCGTATTGAAACTGAGAAGACTAAATTATGATTACAGATGAAGACTATTCGACTCTCATGGCAACACGTGCTCATGTTGCTTCTGACCCTAATTGGGGAACCCTTATCGCCGAGAAAGAGTTTATCAAGGGAATGTCCTTGCTTAATCCACAATCGTATGGTTCTCGTATTGAGAAAAGAATCATGCATGACGTACAAGGTTATAAGATCAAAGCATCTGAGAACAAGGGCGACATAGGTCTTAACGGTAAGAATGTTGAGGTAAAAGTATCTCTACTTAATTCCGTTAACGATTCACTTAATATGGTACAGGTCAGATTGTTTCATGATGTTGACTACTACCTATGTGTTGCATATGATATGAGAGATATATCTACGTACAAGAAATATGTTTTCTTACTGACACATGATCAGATGGCACACGAGTGCAAACGTGCACATGCCGCTCATGGTACTAAGTCAGTCAATGAATTAAATGAGAACGTAGAACTTCGTTTGCAAGTAAACTGTAATGAAGGTGATCGAGTCTTCGAGAGATGGCAGGATGCCTACGGTATAAATCTTAATGAGATAAACCAATTTGTATGAATTATGAATTAACAATTTTTAAAAGTCAGTTCGACAACAAGACCCATAAGAAAGTATCCCTTCCTTCGTGGGTTGAATTCGTTCAACTGCTGAAAGGTCTGAGTAATCAGAAAGGAGAGAAAGGTGGAGTGGATAGTAGTCCTCTTATTAGTCCTGCTGTTTTCCAAGACGGTGAGACACGTGCTAATAGATCTGTTAGTCATTGGGGTGGTTGGTGTGCTGTTGATGTGGACGATCACGATTTCACTAATGATGTTGGGACTTTAAAGGAGAACCTAAGTGAACAATTTTCTGATTTGGACTTTGTTTGTTACAGTACCGCTGGGTCTCGTGCTGAGTTACTTAAATTCCGTCTGGTCTTCCGACTTGACGAAACTGTTGAACAAGATAGAATCAAATCGTTCTGGTTCGCACTTAACACCGAACTCGGTGAGATTGGTGATCCGCAAACGAAAGACCTTGCTCGTATGTACTACGTTCCTGCACAATATCCAAATGCTCTTGATTTTTTCTTTGCTCATTCTGGTGGTAATGCGATAAACGTATCTGAGTTATGTGCGAAGCATCCATACGTAGAGAAGACAGGTAACTCTTTTCTTGATAGACTTCCACCAGAGATGCAGAGAGCAGTAATCGAACATCGTAAGGAAAGTCTAAATAATACCGACTACACATGGACATCATATCGTGACTGCCCATTCTTCCCTAAACGTATGGGTATGGAATATAGAGCAATCACAGACACAGGTTGGTACTTAAAGATGTATCAAATAATGGTGGCAATAGCAGGTCACGCAGTAGCAAAGGGATACCCGATCACGGCATCTGAAATCGCAACACTGTGTAAGGAGTTTGACTCTGAGACTGGTAACTGGTATGAGAACCGACCAATCCAGACAGAAGCAGATAGAGCATTGGAATATATTTACAGGAACGGATAATGAGAAAATATTTAATAACAGGTGCGGCGGGATTCATTGGATCTCAACTCGCAAGTAAACTACAGGAAGCAGGTGAAGATGTTGTCGGACTCGATAACTATAACGATCATCTATATGACCCATCTCTAAAAGAGGATAGGGTAATTCATTTTGGTCTGGATGTAAGACCAGTAGATCTGAGAGATGAAAGCAAACTTGCACAACTCTTGGCACGTGAGAAACCCACACACATTGTCCACCTCGCTGCATATGCGGGTGTACGTGATTCGTTCGGTAAAGAGAAAGCATATCATTCCAATAACATTGACGGCACACAAAACTTAATTGATCTATGCAAGATACATTGTCCAGAGGTACGTATTGTATATGCGTCAACCTCATGTGTATATGCAGGATCTGAATTACCATGGACTGAAGGTAACGAGGGTGGCAAACAATTGAATCCTTATGGATGGTCTAAGTGGACAAACGAATGTCAGTTCACTGCATCTGGTTTGAATGTTACGGGTTTAAGGTTCTTTACAGTATACGGTGAGTGGGGCAGACCAGACATGGCACTGTTTACATTTACTCAAAATATACTTGACGAACTCCCAATAACAGTGTATAATTATGGTAATATGAAACGTGATTTCACTTACGTGCAAGATATCATTAAGGGAATCGAACTCATATTAGAAGAAGATGTTAAGTCTGGAGAGATCTTTAATATTGGACGGGGTCAACAAGTTAACCTCATGGACTTTATTACTGAGATTGAAAAGAACACTGGCAAGAAAGCAATCAAGGATTTGCAACCCAAACATCCTGCGGATACATTAGAGACTTGGAGTAACACTGGTAAATTAGAATCACTGGGTTACCATCCAACTACAAGTATCCCAGAGGGTATTGCAAACTTTTATAAATGGTACAAGGAATATCACGGAGTATAATTATGGCAGATGATTTTGA